AATAGGAGATAATTTATGGCATCAACATACACACCTTTAGGTGTAGAACTTCAAGCAACTGGTGAAAACGCTGGTACATGGGGAACTAAAACTAATACAAATTTACAACTTATTGAACAAATATCTGGTGGATTTACAGAAAAATCAATCGCTGGTGGAGCACAAACTACAGCTTTAGATATTACTGACAATGGAACTGGTGATGTAGCAGGTCACAGAATGATTGAGTTCACAGGATCTATTACAGGAAATCAAATTGTTACAATACCTTTAGATGTTCAAACTTTTTATTTTTTAAGAAACTCAACTTCAGGTGCTTATACTGTTCAATTTAAATATGCTTCTGGATCAGGAGCAAGTGTTACTTTTTCAACGACTGACAAAGGAGATAAATTAGTTTTTGCAAGTGCAAGTGATGGTACTAACCCTATTATAAAAGAAGTATCATTAGGTTTAAGTAGCATCGTTTCAGACACAACACCACAACTTGGTGGTAACTTAGATACTAATTCACACAATATTTTAATTGACGATGCACATTTTCTTGCCGATGAAAATGGTAATGAACAAATAATATTTCAAACTACATCTTCTGCAGTAAACCAAATAGATGTAACTAATGCTGCAACAGGTAATAGTCCATCTGTTGAAGCAACAGGTGATGATTCAAACATAGATTTAACAGTGGGTCCAAAAGGAACTGGTAAAGTTATAGCTAAATCTGGAGGTACAAATCCAGGCTCAATTCAGCTCAATTGTGAAAATAATTCGCATGGGATTCAACTTATGTCGCCTGCACACAGCGCAGGTCAAAGCTATGTTGTTAAATTTCCAACTGGAAATATAACAGCAGGGACATTTTTAAAGGTAGATAGTATATCAGGATCAGGGGCTACAGCTACAGGTCAATTATCCTTTGATTCTAATGTGGCATCAACAGGAAAAGCTATTGCAATGGCAATCGTATTCGGATAAAAGGAGTAAATTATGGCAGCACCAAATATAGTATCGGTATCATCAATCATAGGAGAGTCCCAAGGTTTTGAATTGGGTACAACTCTTACTACAGAATTATTAACTGTAGCTTCAAATAAATTAGTAAAAATTAATAGAATGACAGTTGCAAACATCGACGGAACAAACTCAGCTGATGTAACTATAGCAGTTGATAAAGCAACAAGAACTTCAGCAGCAACAGGATCATCTGTATCTGGGGCTACTTTTAAAATAGCTAGCACTGTTTCAGTTCCTGCAGACGCAGTCTTAGTTATAGCAGATACACCTATTTATTTAGAGGAAGGTGATGTATTAGAAGGCGGAGCAAGTGCCGCTTCTGACCTAACTCTATACATATCATATGAAGTTATAGACGACGCGTAGGAGGTTTAAATTATGGCGCAAGCAAATGGCGGAGTAATTGGACCAGTCAACGATCCTGTAATTCAAAACGAATTAGTCACAACAGTTACAGCTACTGGAACTTTTACAACTGGAGCAGCAACAACTAATATCACAGAACTTTTAGTAATCGGTGGTGGAGGTGGTTCTGCAGTTAGTGGATCTGGCGGTGGTGGTGGCGGAGGATATAGAACAGCGAGTTGTATTTCTGTTTGTGCTAGTACAGGTTATACTATGACAATTGGTGGAGGTGGTGGTGGAACTCCTAATGGTGGTGCCGCTGGAGAAAATTCAGTTGCAGCTTTTCCATCTAATCCAATAACTTCTGCTGGTGGTGGAGCTGGTAATTTTGGTACTGGTGGTAATGGTGGATCAGGTGGTGGAGCTGGAGCATGTGGTTTTGAAAGTCCAGGAAATAATAATGGTGGTTCAGGTAATACTCCTCCAACAAGTCCTGCGCAAGGTTCAGATGGTGGTGGCGCTCAAAGAAATCAAGGTGGTTCCGGTGGTGGAGGAGGTGCAACATCTGCTGGTAGTTTTGCAAACAGTGGTAATGGTGCCTCAGGTGGTGCTGGAACAATAAGTTGTATTACAGGATCTCCTGTTAGAAGAGCTGGTGGTGGCGGTGGTGGTGGAAGAGGTAATGGACACCACGGTGGTGCTGGTGGACCTGGAGGTGGTGGATGTGGTAATAATTCCCCTACTTGTAATACTAATGCAGTAAATGGCACTGCAAATACAGGTGGTGGCGGTGGCGGTGGATCTGCGGGTCTTCCTAGCCCATATCCTGCACCAACTAAATCAACGACTAATGCAAATGGTGGTTCAGGGGTTATTATTATAAAAGAACCAGAAGTTAAAACTGCTTCAGGTATATGGAGTATAGAATCAGTTTATGAAAACGTTAAAGACGGTAATTGGACAAATTAATTTATAGACATTTTAAAAACGATGTTTTATAAATATATTTTTAAGGAGTATTAATATGGCACATTTTGCAGAATTAAAAGTTAAAACAGATCCTACTGGATTTACGTCAGATTCACACCAAGTTGTAGAAAGAGTTATTGTCGTAGGCAATGATATTTCCACAGCAGCTGGACCTTTAGGACAAAATGATATGCATGTAGATGGAGAAACATGGTGTATTAATTTTTTTAAAGGTGGTATTTGGAAACAAACTTCTTACAATCATAATTTTAGAAAACAATACGCAGGAAAAGGAATGGTGTATGATCCTGTAAAAGATAAATTCATAGGACAACAACCTCACGCTTCATGGTCATTAGACTCAAATGATGATTGGCAAGCACCGATAACTTATCCAACAATTAAAGATGATGGTCAAGAACCAACTGCAGATGATCATTGGTTTTATCTTATTACATGGAATGACACAAAATATCAGGCTGACAACACTAAAGGTTGGGAAGCTATAAAATCAAACGACGACGCGGAAACACCAACAGTTTACGATTGGAACGGCACATCTTGGGTGTCCGCATAGGAGGACATAATGCCAAGAGGCGGCGGAACAAGTAATGGAGGATTAGTTGGAAAAACGAACAGAACCTCGTTTGGAAAAGATAAAGTTACATCTACAACATCTACAGGATCAGCAACAGTTACAACACAACCAGGAACTAGGCTTGCAAGAGTTTTAGTTGTTGCAGGTGGAGGTTCTGGTGGTATTAACCAAGGTGGTGGCGGTGGAGCTGGTGGTGTAGTAGAAGTTTCTGAAGTATCCGTATGTGGTAACACAGGTTATCCAGTCGTTGTCGGAGGAGGTGGAGCTGCCAAGGCTAGTGGCCCTGCCCCTAATGCTGATGGTGATCAAGGTACTAATTCAACAGGTTTTTGTTTAACAGCAGTTGGTGGTGGAGAAGGCGTAAGTGTAGCTCGAGGTGCACCTCCCTCACCTGCAACAGGAGGAGATGGTGGAGATGGAGGATCAGGTGGTGGTGGATCAGGAGCTTATTATCAAGTAACAGCTGGTGGACCAGGAACTCAACCTGGTCAATCTGGTTTATCAGGATCATGTGGTCATGGAAATAATGGTGCTGGAAATGCAGGACCTGCTGGTGCTTCTCCATGTAAAGTTGGAGCTGGTGGTGGAGGTGGAGCTGGTGCAGCTGCATCTAATACTACTGGAGTTAGTGGTAGTGCTGGTGGCGCTGGTAAAGCAAGTAATATAACAGGTTCATGTGTAACTTACGGAGGCGGTGGAGGAGGATCTACTGGAGGTCCCGGAACTAGAGCACCTGGTGGTTCAGGTGGTGGTGGTCAAGGAGGACTTGGAACTAGTGCAGCTTCTGCAGGAACAGCCAACACTGGTGGTGGCGGTGGTGGTGCGTGCGCAACTTCAGGAGCAGGTGGATCAGGAATCGTAGTCGTAAAAGAATTAAACAAAGCAAGTGGTGTGTGGTCACTGCAAAGTCAATTTGGTGCCAAGTCTCAAGGAACATGGCCATCTAGAACATTTACAGCAGATATATTAATGGTAGCAGGCGGTGGTAGTGGTGGTTCTCATTGCGCTCTCGGTGGTGGTGGAGCTGGTGGATTAATATTTCAAGAATCAAGAGTTATTGAAGCAGGCATATTAGATGTTGTAGTAGGAGCTGGTGCAACAGCGCAACCTGGACCTGCAAATGGTGTTACAGGTAATGATACTACTTTTGGTGGTTTAACATCAAAAGGTGGTGGAGCAGGAAATTTAGGATCACCAAGTGGAGATGGTGGATCTGGTGGTGGTTCAAGTAGAGGTAATTGTGCAGTTGGTGGCTCAGCTACTCAACCAAGTCAATCTGGAGATTCAGGAACTTTTGGTTTTGGTAATCCAGGAGGAACAAACAGTCCGAGTTTTGGAACTAGATTAGCAGCAGGTGGTGGTGGAGCAGGTGGAGCTGGAGGTAACCCTTCTGGTTGTAATACATCTGGTGCAGGTGGAGCAGGTAAAAATGTCAGTCCAACTTTTGGAACTGGTGTTGGTGTAAGTGGAGTATTTGCAGGTGGAGGTGGATCTGGAGTCTACGCACCTAATCCAAGTCCAGGTGCTTTAAATCCTGGTCCAGGTGGATCAGGAGGTGGTGGTGCTGGTGCTTCTGCACCTCAAAACGGTGTTGCTGGAACTGCTAACACTGGAGGTGGAGGTGGTGGAGGCTATTTATCTTGTTCTGTTCCAGATAGAGATGGAGGTAATGGTGGATCAGGTATAGTTGTATTAAGAGTACCTACTGCTGTTGCGCCAAGTCTATCTGTAGCGCCAGGAACAAATTCTATTGTATGCGGACCTTCAGGAACTAAATTAGTTAAGTTTACAGTTTCTGGAACATTGACTTCTTAATAACATTTGATATAAGAAAGATATAGAAAGATGAACCTAACAAACTATTATTGGTATTTTCAATCAGCAGTTCCTTCTAGGATTTGTGATGACATCGTAAGATATGGTCAACAATTACAAGATGATTTAGCTACTACAGGTGGTTATGGTGACGTTAAAAAATTAAATCAAAAACAAATTAAAGATTTAAAAAAGAAAAGAGATTCTAATATTGTTTGGATGAATGATAGATGGATATATAAAGAAATACAACCCTACATTCATAGCGCAAATAAAAATGCAGGTTGGAATTTTCAATGGGATTTTTCAGAATCGTGTCAATTTACAAAATATAAAAAAGGCCAATATTATGATTGGCATTGTGATAGTTGGGATAAACCTTATTTTCGACAAGATAATCCACAAGACCCATCAAATGGTAAAATAAGAAAACTATCTGTTACAGTAACTTTATCAGATCCAAAAGAATATAAAGGTGGTGAATTAGAGTTTGATTTTAGAAATATGGATCCAGATAAAAAACCTAATATTTTAAAATGCAAAGAAATATTACCTAAAGGATCTTTAGTTGTGTTTCCTAGTTTTGTATGGCATAGAATATGTCCAGTTAAAAGTGGAGAAAGAAACAGTTTAGTTATTTGGAATTTAGGATACCCGTTTAAATGAATTTTCCAAAAGAATTAAAACTAGAAGAATATTTTAAATGTCCTATATGGTGGGCGGACGAACCTAGATTTGTTAAAAAATTAAATAAAGCATCTGACCCTTATATAAAAGAATCACAAAAAAATTTAAAAAAACAAATAAATGAAAGAAACAAAAAGTTTGGTGACAAAGGAGATATGGGTCACGTATTTCACTCAACAACATTAATTGGTGATCCTAAATTTAAAGAACTACAAGATTACGTAGGAGCAACAGCACATAATTTACTAGATGAGATGGGGTTTAATTTAACTAATTATCAAGTGTTCACAACAGAATTATGGGTGCAAGAGTTTGCTAAAAAAGGTGGTGGACATCACACTTTACACACACATTGGAACGGTCATATATCTGGTTTTTATTTTTTAAAGGCAGATGAATCTACATCACTTCCAATGTTTGAAGATCCAAGACCAGGTAATATTATGAATCTTTTACCAGAAAAAGATAAAGTAAAAGTAACTTATGCGACTTCACAAATTAATTATAAAGTTCAACCAGGTAGAATGATATTTTTTCCATCATATTTACCTCATCAGTACATTGTAGATATGGGCTATAGTCCATTTAGATTTATACATTGGAACTGCCAAGCTATACCAAAAGGAGTATTAGATGTCGTTCAAAAAAAATAAATATAGTGTTTTAAAAAATGCAATATCAAAAGAATTAGCAGAATTTGTTTACAAATATTTTTTAAATAAAAGAAATGTTGCAAGGGTTTTATTTGATGAAAGATATATATCACCCTTTACAGATTATTGGGGTGTGTGGAATGATAATCAAGTGCCAAACACATACTCACATTATGGCGACATAGCTATGGAAACTTTATTACAAGAAGTAAAACCCGTTATGGAAAAACATACTGGATTAAAATTAAGTGAAACTTATTCTTATGCAAGAATTTACAAAGAAGGTGACGTCCTTGCTCGTCATAAAGATAGATACTCTTGTGAAATATCTACAACATTAAATCTAGGGGGTGACCCATGGCCTATTTATCTTGATCCAACAGGTAGAAAGGGTCAAGCAGGTATTAAAGTAGATCTTAAAGCAGGAGATATGTTAATCTATTCTGGTTGTGATTTAGAACATTGGCGAGAGGCTTTTAAAGGTAAAGACTGTGGTCAAGTATTTTTACATTATAATAAAGCTAATTCTAAAACAGCTAAAGAAAATCATTTAGATAAAAGATTTCTATTAGGTTTACCTGCATGGTTTAAAGGCTACAAGTCATCAAAGAAATAAACTTTTGAACTTTTCAGGATCCATAGCTATTTTAGGAGGAGGGACTGTGGGTGTTATGTCCGTCTGTCATTTTTTAAGGTACACCGATGCTAATGTTACTTGCATATTTAATCCAAATAAAAAAATACTAGGGATAGGAGAAAGCAGTAATATACAACTTCCACAACTTCTTTGGGAGTCAATAAAATTTAATCCAGCTTTAGAAAAAGAAAATTTAGATTGCACTATTAAATATTCTGTTTTTTATAAAAATTGGAGAGAAAAAAATTTTCATAGTCCGATACTTCCAAATTATTATGCTCTGCATTTTAATAATTTTAAACTGCAGTCTTTTGTTTTTGATCAATGTAGTAAAATATATAAAGAAAGATTTAAAGTTATTAATGAAGATATATCTTTATTAAAAGACTCTAATACAGAGGTAGTGGTCAACAAACATAAATTTGACTATGTTATTGATTGTCGTGGTTGGCCCGAATCTTATGATGATTATTATATAAGTAAAAACCTACCTTTAAATAAAGCTTTAGTGCATCCTATTAATAAACCAGGGGATTGGAATTTTACATACCATTATGCACATAAAAATGGATGGATGTTTGGAATTCCTTTAACTAACCGACAGGGTTGGGGATATTTATTTAATGATAGAATAACAACAGATAATAAAGCTATAGAAGATTTACAAAAAATATTAAATAAAAAGATAAATGAAAATAAATTAAATGAGTTTAAATTTAAACCTTATAGATCTAAAAAATTATTAAGTAATAGAATAATAAAAAATGGAAACAGAGCAATATTTTATGAACCTTTAGAAGCATTATCCGGTGTTATCTATGATAATATAAACAGATTGTTTTTTGATTACATTGCAAACAATAAGTCGGAGCAACAAGTAAATTATGAATTTGATATTCTCTCACAGTCTTATGAAAATTTTATTGCTTTTGTTTACCATGGAGGTTCTATACATAATTCTAAATTTTGGAAAGAAACTAAAGAAATGACAAGTGAACATTTACTAAATAATGATACTTGGAATTCTACAAAGGCATATATTAAATCAAACAATAAAGGATTAAATAGTTTTAATGACGATAGTATTAATACGTTTCCCTTTGTTCCTTACATTTGGGGTATTCTAGATAAAAATCTTGGATATAATTATTTTAATTAATTGCTTTAAAGGTGTTAAGTTGACTAATTATACGAAATAGTCTATACAATAGACTGGCGGGGGGAGACACCACCACACCCTCTCCCTGCTTTTAATCTATTAATTAAATACAAAATAGGTATAATGGATTATTATGCTACAAAAGATAGGTTTTCAGCCAGGTATAAACAAACAAATAACAGAAACTCAAGCAGAGGGACAGTGGACAGACTGTGATAATGTTAGGTTTCGTTATGGTATACCTGAAAAAATAGGTGGTTGGAAACAACTAGGGGATAGTAATCTTACAGGAGCAGGCAGAGGACTCCATCATTTTGTAAATAGTTTAGCTAGAAAATACGCAATCATTGGCACAAACAGAATTTTATATGCTTTTTCTGGTGGTGTATATTATGATATACATCCTATTAAATCTACAACAACGCTTACAAGTGCATTTAGCACGACCAACGGATCACCAACAGTTACAATAACTTTTTCTGGTGCTCACAATATATCTGCACAAGACATAATATTATTAGACAGTTTTTCTGCAATCACTAATTCAAACTTTGCAGCTGCAGATTTTAATGATAAAAAATTTATGGTTACATCCGTGCCTACAAGCACAACAATAACTATTACAATGCCATCAAACGAGTCAGGATCTGGTGCAACAACATCAGGTGGTATTAGAGTACAACATTACTATCCTGTAGGACCAGCTGTTCAAGCAAAAGGTTTTGGTTGGTCACTAGGATCTTGGGGTGGAACAGTCGCTGGTAATCCAACAACTACATTACAAAATGGTATTAATAGTTCTGTGACTGCAGGTATTATATTAGTAGACTCATCACAGTTTCCAACTGCAGGAACTAACTTTTTACAAATAGATAGTGAGGAAATATCTTATACAGGTATTGCAGCTACAGGAGAACTTACAGGCGTAACAAGAGGTGTGGGAGGTACAACTGCTGCAGCTCATAGTGGTGGAGCAACCATTACCAGCACAACAACTTTTATTGGTTGGGGTGAGGCAGCATCTGGTGACTTGGTATTAGAGCCAGGAATGTGGTCACTAGATAATTTTGGTGACAAAGCTATTTGTCTAATACATGATAGCGCAGTTTTTTCTTGGGACTCTAGTTTATCAAATGCTACAGACACAAGAGCAACAATAATAACTGGTGCACCAACTGCATCAAGACATATGTTAGTATCTACACCAGATAGACACTTAGTGTTTTATGGAACAGAAACAACTATAGGTGATACTGGAACACAAGACGATATGTTTATTAGATTCTCTGACCAAGAAGATATCAATACATATACACCAACAGCAACCAATACAGCTGGTACACAAAGACTGGCCGATGGATCACAGATTAGAGGAGCAATCAGAGGTCGTGATGCAATCTACGTTTGGACTGACACAGCATTGTTCACTCAACGTTTTGTTGGTCAACCATTTACATTTGCCTTTTCACAAGTTGGAACTAACTGTGGACTTGTTGGACAGAACGGATGTGTAGAAGTTGATGGTTCTGCATATTGGATGTCAGAGAATGGTTTCTTTAGATATGCTGGTAAACTAGAATCATTACCTTGTTTAGTAGAGGATCATGTATACAATGATATAAATTTAGATTCTGGTAATCAAATGGTGTCTGCTGGATTAAATAATCTTTTTGGTGAGGTTATGTGGTTTTATCCAAGTTCTTCATCATCTGTTGTAAATAAAATGGTTGCATATAATTACTTTGATTCTTCATCACAAAGACCAGTATGGACTGTAGGAACTTTAGCTAGAACAATGTGGCAAGATTCTGCTGTATTTGGTTTACCTCATGCAACAGAATATGATGGTGCTAATGACACTTCATTTGATGTTGTAGGAAACACAGAGGGTAGAACAACATACTATGAACACGAAACAGGGACAGACCAAGTTAGAGGTGGAGCAACAACTGCAATACTTGCAAACATATCTTCTGGAGATTATGATATAAGTCAAAGAACAGTTAGAGGTCAATCAACAGGTACAGCTGATCTTAGAGGAGATGGTGAGTTCTTAATGAAGATAAGAAGATTTATACCAGATTTTATTTCACAAACAGGTGCAACAAGAGTTACATTAAATATAAGAAATTTTCCAAACGATACTAGAGCAAGCTCATCACTTGGACCTTTTGATATAACATCAAGCACACAAAAAGTAGATACTCGTGCAAGAGGCAGAGCAGTATCATTAAAAATAGAAAATACAGGAGCTAGTCAAAGTTGGAAGTTAGGAAGTTTTAGATTAGATATACAACCAGACGGACGTAGATAATGGCAAAGATAGTACAAGTATTAACAAGACCGAGTCAAGAATATGATTTAGGAACTGCAGAGGCGCAAGTTAGAGATCTTGATGCAATCGTAGAAAAATTAAACAGTACATATCAAGAAGAATTAAAAGAGGAGATAGAAGCATTTAACTTTTTTTTAAATTAATGGCTAATAGTTTTATAAATAAAAAAGTAGATTTAACTACAACAGATTTAACTACACTATACACAGTGCCTAGTTTTAAATCAGCAGTTGTTAAATCACTCATAGTGTCTGAGGACGCTGGATCAGGAAGCACTATAACAATAACTTTAGTAAACGCTAGCGGTTCTATATTTAATTTATTTAAGGATAAAGCCATAGCCTCTAAAGCTACAACAGAACTTTTAACTCAACCTCTTGTAATGGAAGAGAGTGAGGTGCTTAAAGTACAGGCTGCTGACGCGAACGAGCTGCACGTCATAGCTTCAATACTAGAAATACAGCCAAGAGAGGTAACAACATAATGAAGGTAATAGAACCAAAAGAGATAATAGAAGAGATTTATAACCTTAGAACAGGTGAGAAATATAAAAATGATGAAGAATGGAAGGCTAAAGGCATACCTGAATCTGAGATAAGAAAAGATGTAAGAGTGATAATGCCGAGCCTTGATTTATTCGGAGAAACAAAATAAACTAATACGATGGCAATAACTAGAGCACAACAATTTAAACAGATGTTACGAGAGGGAGGACGTATAGGTCTTAAAGGTGGGGCTGATGCGGCTACCGAATCGTTTAGTAAATCTGCAGGTTCAAGTAGAAAAGGTAGACCAGATCCAAAAGGTGGTTTTGATTTAAGTGGTGGAAAAGGTCCCACGTTTGATGGTGCTCCAGCATCAGATCCAGATAAAGATACTAGAGATAAAGAAAAAGCAAAATACAATCGACAATTTACATCAAAAGGAATTGCACCTCCTGGACCAAATAGAAGAAAACGTCAAAACGCTTTAAATTTTGTTAACAGAAATATATCAAGATATTTAAAAAGGTTTGGATCATATTATGATCCTAGTAAATTTAATATAACTAAAACTGGATACCCTAGTTTTGGTTTCCCAAATATATATGACATAATTGATGAAGAGTTAGGTGCTCGTAAAGACATAAAAGATATTTTAGCAACAGGTAACAAAATACCTATAGGTAAATCAGGATTATCATATGAATTAAGTGCTGTGCCTGATTTAGATATAGATAGTATTAGAGAATTAGCTTCAACACAAACAACAATGCAAGGTGCGCCCATAACAGGTTATCAAGCAGATGCTTTAGAAGATTTAAAAGAAAGTATTGGTAAAAGAGATAAACTTATTAAAACAGGTGATACTTCAGATATATATCCTGATCCACCTGAACCAGCACCTGATGATAAGGGAGATCCATGTTTAGGACCCAACCCACCAGCATATTGTTTTATAGGAGCTAACGCTCCTACAACAGAAGAAGACACAACACCTGTGAGAAATCTTGGAGGAGCATCAGCAAGAATAGGTGGATCATTATTTGATTTTGATGAGTTTGCAGCAGAGGGTGGAAGGATAGGTGCTGCCGAAGGTGGAATCATGGACCTTGCAAGACAAGAAATGTTTTTCGGTGGTATAGCAAAAGGAATTAAAAAAGGATTAAAAGGTATATCAAGAACTATTAAAAAAGTTGCTAAATCACCAATAGGTAAAATAGCACTTGCAGCTGCTGCAGGTGGTTATGGTTTTGGTTTAGGTCCGTTTAAAGGTATAGCAGGCTCTGGTTTTTTAAAAGGTGCAGGAGTAAAAAATTTTTTCTTAAAAGAAGGAGCAGAAAAATTTGCTTTAAGTAATTTATCGGGTAAGGGTATTGCATCAATAATAGGTGGTGCATCTTTATTACCATTATTAATGGGTCCAAAAGAAGAAGATGAATTTGATATAGAAGAATATTATAGACAAAATGCGTTAAACCCTAACGCACCTTTGAATATGAGAATAGCTGGATCTCAATTTGCTTTTGCAGAAGGTGGAGATGTAGAGCCTGTGGCTAAGAAAACTATGCCATTATTAGATATGGATGGACAAGAAATGGATTTAAGAGCTGAAGGTGGGTTTGTACCAATAGGTAGAATGGAAAAGGCGGACGATGTGCCAGCTAGATTATCTAAGAATGAGTTTGTATTTACAGCTGATGCTGTTAGAAACGCCGGTGATGGAGATGTGGACAAAGGCGCAGAAGTTATGTATAACATGATGAAGAACCTCGAATCCGGGGGTGACGTATCTGAAGAATCGCAAGGATTATCTGGCGCAAGAGAAATGTTTCAAACATCAAAAAGACTAGAGGAAGTATTGTAATGGCAACGGAAACCGTAATAAATAGACCCGCACCCTTTGTAGAAGATATAGGTAAAAAACTAGCAGAACAAACATTAGGTTTACAAGGTGTGCCTGTTGTAACAACTGGTGTTACAGGTATATCAAAACAACCTGGTGAAACACAGGCAGGATTTCAAGCAAGACAAGATGCTGCAAGAGCATTTACAACAAGACAACAAAATTTAGCAGGACTTGCACCACAAGTAGCTGGGCAAGATGCATTACAAAGACAAGCACAAACTTTAGCAACACAAGGTGTTGGATCGTTTGCACCAGCTTTAGCAAGAGCACAACAAGAAGCACAACTTGCTGGTGGATTAGGAACCGCGGCTCTTGGACAATTAGGAACTGCAGGACAAACTTTTGCAGGTGTATCTTTAGGAGCACCTACAGCAGCCCAAACTCAACAATTTATGTCTCCATACCAGCAACAAGTTATTGATGCTACGTTAGGAGAGTTTGATCGTAATAAACAAATACAAGAACAGTCTATTAGAGATCAACAAACAGCTTTGGGTGCGCTCGGCAGTGGTCGAGCGGGAGTGCAACTCGCTGAGTTTGGCACAGGGGCAGCGAGAGAACGAGCTTTATTACAAGCCGGACTCTTGCAACAAGGTTTTCAGCAAGCGCAAGCAGCAAGACAACAAGATATTCAAAATAGATTTGGAGTAGGTCAGGCGCAAGCAGGACTTGCTCAAGCAACACAAGGATTAGGTGGATTTAGATCTGGACTTGCAGGTCAACAAGCGGCTCTCGGTGCGCAACAACAACAATTACAAGGAACAGATATTTCACGTTTAGGTTCATTGGGCGCATTGAATCAAGCGCAAGCACAAGCTCAATTAGATGCAACTAGAGAAGCAACAAGAATGGCAGCTTTCCAACCACAAGAAGAGTTAAATAGATTTGCAGATATTACTACTGGTATTATGGGTGGTATGAGAGGATCAGGAACGCAGACAGCTAATGTTCCTAACCCTACACCATTACAAAGTGCATTAGGTATTGGATCTACACTAGCTGGTATCTATGGATACTTAGGAGGTAGACCTTTCGCATAATGAATAGAACTTTAAAAAGACCAATGTTTAGAATGGGTGGTTCTTCGGGAACTGGTATTACATCAGGACTTGATAGACCTGGATATAAAATGGGTACAACTGTTGGTGGACAGTTTTTTCCTTATGGTGAAGGAGATAGAGTTTCAGCAGGTGCATTAGACGTAATTAATGCTTTTCCTGACAGGATGAATGCTATGAAACAACCGACCGTGGACCAAGGAACAAAGACACCTACATTAGGTATGAATCAAAACATGACACCTAGTATTAAAAGATTATCTACGGAAGAAAGATTAATGGAAGCTTTAGGTAAAAGAGATAAAGGTGAAGATATATCTAAATTTTTAATTAACTTTGGTTTAAATCTTGCATCAGCAACACCAAGAGGTGGTTTACTTGCAACAGCAGCAGAAGCTGCTAAAGGGCCATCAGGAGATTTATTTGATGCAATAGATGCTGAAAAAGATTTAGAAAGACAAATTAAATTATCAGCAGCACAAACAGATATAGCGCAAGAAGGTGCTGTTGAATTACAGATGTTAAAAAATTTGGATGAAGATACAAGATCTGCTTTAATGAAAAAAGCACAAGAAGGTGTTGATGCTGAATATTATGATGACATAAACGAAGGTATTAGAAGATTATTAACAAAAGACGAGTTTGGTGTGCAAATGATGCCGGGTGAGCAAAGAGCAAATGATATTACTAGAATATCTGCACAATTACAAAATGATCTTAAAATAAGTCCTATTGTAGCAAATAAACAAGCAGAGTTTTATACTGACTTTACCAAAATAGAAAAAGCAAATCCTGATGTAAATTTTGATATTAATGATCCTTTTTGGGAGCCAACAAAAACAACTGGATACAAAGAAGGTGTTGTCTATTATGATTATGAATCCAGAAGATATTTTAGAAGAGACTCAGGAGCAGAAGCAGTTGTAGAAAACGGAATAACAATTGTCCCTCAAGGTTTCGTAGAAGTTCAAATTAATTAGGATTCACTATGGTACAGAAGTACGATAGATACGCCATACAAGAGCCGGAGAATGAAACTAATCTAGCTGTTTCAATAGCATCAGGTATAGGTTCAGGTTTAATAAAAATTCCAGTAGGTTTAGCATCTGTAGCAGCAGAGATCTATGACGCTGTTAATAGTGAAGGTGTAAAGATAGATGACGGTGCTGTTGCAAGGTTAGAAAAATTTATTGACGATAGTGTTGTAGGTGATGTCATGCAAGGTTTAGAAGACAGAGCAAGAGATACAGCAGCAGGGAGAATTACAGAAGCATTAGTTCAAGTAGGTGTACCAGCAGCAAGAGGTGCAAAGATAGCCGGACAGATTGCAACAAAAACTATTAGTGCAATACAAAAAGGCAGAAGAGTTGGATTAACAGGTAAGACAGCAAAAAATTTATCTAAAGGACAACAAGCTGCTAATAAATTAAATAAATCAGCAAGGTATGCAAGATACGGAGCAATCACAACAGGTGGTGCTGCAGGTGCTTCTCTTGTTTATGACGTGGAAGATATTGGTACTTTTGGTGATCTATTTGAAAAAGGGACTAATTTAGATAGAGATATTAGAAATGAAAGTGATGACGATGCTATAAGAAGATTAGAAAATAGATTTAAATTTTTTGGTGAAGGTGTTTTGATAGCACCAGTCGCTTATGGTGCAGGTAAACTTGGAGGTCTAGTAGCTAAAAAAGGTAAAGAACTTGCTTTTAGTAATTCTACATTTGAAAGATTAGTTGATAAATTTGCATCAAAATTTAGACCAAGAAGTAAAAAATCACAAGAATTATTTGAAGGACAAATGAGAGTAGAAGGTGAAGAAGGAGCTGCAGCCATTGTAGCTAAAGATTTAGTAAAAGACATAGATCAATCTTTTAAACAAATATTTAATAAATCATCACCTGCAGCAGATAAAATAAAAAATAAAGATGAACTACTTACACAAATGGATTCTTTGTTAAAATCAGGCAAAGATGTAATAAAAGATAACGAAGTAGTATTTAATAATTTTGATAAGAAAAAATTACAAGATTTTTATAAGTCTTTAGAAAATATTAAAGTACCTAAAAAACAACAAGAAGAATTAGTTACAGCTCTCACAAACTCTAAAAAAGCTTTTAATAGATTAGAGTCAGATTTAGTTGGTGGTGGTAATCTTACAGCTAAAAACAAAGAAGAATTATTACAGTTTTTTAGTAATAGATTAAAATCAACACTAAGTAACGATTATAAAATATTTGAAAATAGTAAAGTATTTAAAACTACAAACTACATACCAACAGATGAAAAAAGAGAGGCTGTTGCACAGTTATTTATAAACTACGCTAGAAATAATAGAGTAAAAAACTACACCGAAAAAGATGCAATGTTAGATGTAGACAAAATTTTAGAAAATGTAAAAATGGACCCAGTAACAAAATCTCCAGTATTTAAGTTTGAAAGTAAAAGTGCAATGTACGATGGAGTTGTGCAAGAAATAAATATATCTAAAGCAATATCAGCAAATAAATTTGATCCTAAAGATTTAATTACAGGACAAAAAGATATCAAAGCATTTAGAGAATTGTTTGGTGAGGTAAAAGATGCAAGAAGAACTATTGTAAACAACATGCAAGCTATGTCTGCGATAAGTGCAAGAGATAAATTTTATAATAAAATAGCACAAAGTGGTAAAATTGTTTTTGATAATCCAACACAAGCACAGTTAAATTTACCCAATAGACCTGGATATACTATGAGTAGAAATGGTATGCAGATCAAATCTGCTTTGGGTGAAGAGGCCTATGTTAATCCATTAAATGGTAAGTTTACTTCGTCTGAGTATGAAGCAGCTATAAAATTTGCAGAGGAGTTACCTCTTCAAGGTTTAATGAAAACTAATATTTATAGATATGGTATCGCAATACCAAAAGGGGTTGCACAGGTTGCCAAAACAGTTTTAAGCCCATTCACACACATGCGTAACTTTACAAGTGCTGTAGCATTTAGTTTAGGCACAGGTAATTTATTTAAAAACCCTAAATTTGTTTTAGATAGTTTTAAACAATCTTTTAACACTATACAGCCACAATTATTATACAGAAATCAACCAAAGGACCAGGCTTTCTATCAGTTTATGTTAGAGGAAGGTGTGGTAAATTCTAGTTCTACGTTTCAAGATGTACAAGGTTTATTAAAAGATATTGCAAAAGGTGGTGATGTAATTGAAAGAGTATTTGGTAAGTTAGGTAAACGATTAAATAAAGTATTTAGAACATCACAAGATTTGTATGTTGCAGAGGACGACTTTTATAAAATATATAATTATCTTGCAGAGTTTGATAATTTAAAAAATGCATACAGAGGTGCAAGACCTGACATAGAACTTGCAAGAGAAGCAGCAAAAATAGTTAGAAATACAGTGCCAAACTATTCTTATGTATCAGATTTTATTAAAGGTTTACGTAGATCACCTCTTGGTAACTTTGTATCGTTCCCTGCAGAAATAATTAGAACATCACATAATATTGTTCAACAAGGTATAAGAGAAGTTAAAGATCCCGCATTAAGAAGCATTGGTGCAAGAAGATTGCTTGGTTTTGGTACAGCTGTAACAGTTGTACCACCGACAGTAGTTGAGATGTATAGAGGTATATACGGTATCACGAGAGACGAATTAGCTGCCATGAGAAGATTTTTACCTGAATGGTCAAGAGAATCTACAATCATACCACAAAAAGACAAAGATGGTAATTATTACTACACAGATTTTAGTCATGGATTTGCTTATGATACAATAGTTAATCCAATACAATCTGTCATAGCAAACGTTGAAGGAAATGATGAGGCACCATTAATAAAAGGACTTGTAGATGGTACGATAAAAGCATTGGGTAGACTTGTTGACCCTTTTATAAGTGAATCTATTTGGGTACAAGCATTACAAGATTTATATGCAAGAGGCGGTAGAACGGATACAGGCTCTGAAATATGGAATCCAAGAGATCCTGAAGGAGATAAAATGTACAAAGGTTTAGCTCACTTAGTAGAAGCATTAGCACCACTTTCATACCCACAAATAAAAAGATTAGCACAAGCACAATTGTATGGAGAGGATCCAGATACAGGAAAAGATTTAGAAGTTGGTGGTGAACTTGGTGGATTCTTTGGTTTTAGAAATCAAAAAATGGATTTTGAACAATCACTTGGTTACAAAATATCAGAATACAATACAGCACTTAGACAAAGTAGAAAATTTTTACCAAGACCACAAGGTAATGTACAAGCAAAAGATATTATAGAAGGTTTGATACAAGGTAATCAATCATGGTTTGAAGCACAACAAGATATGAAAAAAGATTTAGGTGCAATGAAAGATTTAGGTTTTAACGACAAACAGGTTGCAATTATATTCGATAGACGTAATTTAGGTAGAGACTTTAACAGTTTACGTGCAAATAAATTTAAACCTTTTGAATTACCTGAAGGATTAATTGATGCTTACATAAGAAATGCAAGAGAAAATAATTATGCTAATCCTTTAACACCAAATACGTTTAGACAAATTAATAGTGTGTTAAGAGATTTATATAAATTATATTTAAATCAACCATATCCAAGTTTAATGAGAGAAATGAATATTGGTAATACTGCTGCATTACCACCAACACCTATGCCAATGGCACAACCAAGAGCACAAGTGGTAGACCCAAATACCAACTTGACACGAACAGAACAGGCGTTACTATCGCCGGAAGAACAAGTTATAGCGAGTAGAACATAATGAAAAAATCGGCGTTACAAAAAATAGAAGATCACGAAAAGCTTTGCAGAATAATGCAAAAGCAGACCTTTGAGCAAATAAAAGAAATCAAAGAACGTGTATCAAGGATGGAGAAGATGATCATGGGTGGAGGCGGAGCTATAATACTTGCCTTAATCATGAACATGATAAAATAATGGAACTTTCACGTAATTTTACTTTAACAGAATTAACCAAATCGGATACAGCTATCCGTAAAGGTATCAACAATAATCCTAACGCAGAACAAATAGAAAAATTAAAAGCTTTGTGTGAAAACATACTGCAACCAGTACGTGATCACTTCGGCAGAGTCAAAGTAACAAGCGGATTTCGTAGTGTAGAATTATGCACAGCTATTGGCAGCTCTGCCAACTCACAGCATGCCAAAGCTGAAGCCGCAGACTTCGAATGTGTTGGAGTCGATAACGCTGAACTAGCTGATTGGATTAAAAGAGAGCTTCCGTATGACCAGCTCATCCTTGAGTTCTATACTCCGGGTGAACCTAACAGCGGGTGGATACATTGCAGCTATACAGAAGGCATGCCAAGAAAACAATTTTTACATGCATTTAGAAAAGATGGCAAGACACAATACAAGCCAATATTAGGAAAAGCAAAAGACTTATTTGTTTAAATCCAATCTTTTAATTCTTCGCCCAATACTTCGGATGCAATATTTATTTTTTTACGTAAAGCTTCGACAATTTTTTCGTCAACCGTATCTTCAGCGATTAGGTCGATATAAGTTACATTTTTCTTTTGTCCTATTCTATGTGCTCTAT